CATTAAAAGAAGATGAAGATTTTGTATTCCTGGTTGGATTTAAGGACAGAGTATTTCATGTCGCATCTAACTACGCTGTGCTTGAAACAAACACGGGTATTTACGGAATAGGTACTGGTGCGGCTTACGCACTTGGTGCTATTGCGCATGGCGCAACACTACAAGAAGCAATGAAGATTGCTAAGAAGTTTGATATTAATACTGGTGGTAAAACCCAGATAGTTGAAAGAGGACAGTAATGCCAAGAGGTGGACCACGCACTCAGCGTACAAACACTGAAGCCAAGCCAGTCTCTGGTCCAGGAAGTCTTTCACAGCGTACTGACATGAATCCTATCCAGCCAGGACAAGTTCCAACTTCGCAGGTTCCAGTTGTACCACCAGTTCCAGTGCAGCCACAAGGTGGCTCAGCAGTTCCTGGCATGAATAAAATTACTCCGTTATTTGCTCCGACTGAACGTCCTACTGAACCAGTTACTGAAGGTATAAGTGTTGGTCCTGGAACCACTCCAGAATCTGTTCAGACTGGTCGCTTTACCATTACAACTCAGTATCTACCAGAACTACAACGTCTCGCACAAATCAAGGAAACACCTCAGATATTTAAAACGTTTGTTAAATATGTTGAGGCAGTCAATCGTTTGGATGACATAAATGCTACTGGTCAATAACATAACATCGTTTCTTAATGTCTTTGGCGTTGAGGAACCAGACCTAGTTATGACACTAGCGACAATGCCATGGAAGTCTGAAGATGACCGTGATGGATTTATTAATGAAATTGTTGCCATGAACAATGGTGAACTATACAAGCGTAATCTAGTGAGCGTGCGCTAATGTCAATATTTGATGTTTACAATAACCAACGTGACAATCGTAGTCGTGTTCAAAAGTTTATTGATGGTTTTGCACAGTCAGTAGGTGGCGGTCTATCCGACATTTCCTCTGGTCTAACAAAGGGTCTAACCTTTGGTTATGTTGGAACTAAGACCGCAGCACAAGGTCAACAAACTACCGAAATTGCACAACAGATTTCTGATGAAGCACAATTTGCTGTTGACGATGCTGCAGTTAAAGCAAACAACACACTCTTACTTCCTTGGCAGACACTTGTTCAGCGACCAATCTCAACGGTTATGCTCGCTGCAAACGATGGATACCAACAGCAAGCAGTTGGTGAATCAAAAAATGTTAAAGGTCCTTTCTTTGCTTACGATGTACTTTCGGCTGCAACGAATCCAGAATTATTCCGCAAGGCTTGGCTAGACTCACGTGGTGTATCGCCAATGCAAGCGTTTGTTGGATACATTGGTGACAATGTAAATGGCACTCAGGGAACAGATAAGATTGTCTGGTCAAATGAGAACGATGTTTCTGAATACTTTGACCACGGCATTCAGCGTTGGATTACTTGGTCTGGTGATACTGCACTAGCCTGGTACCTTGACCCTGGTGTAATAGCAGGTGCTGGACTTGGATTTGGTGTACGTAAGTATGTTACAAAACCAGTTAACTCAAAGAAAATGTCTCAGACAACTAAAGACATTGACGATGCCGTAATCAATCACATTGATAATGACTGGTCAACATTTGTTGGTTTTGCAAAAGAGAATGCTGGTAACTCACCACTAATTGCTAGACACTCAATGGTTGCTGGAAACCGTCCACTTGCTGATGTAATTGCTAAGACCGCAAGTTACGGCAATGACACTGGAGACTACCAACCTCTAGCACGTACACTTAAGGTTGCTGTTGGTGACCCAAAGACTATAGATGAACTTGCTTACGACACAACTTTAACTGCTCAAGAACTAAGTAATCTAACTGGTGAAGTTTCAAGCATCAAGCAAAGAATTGCAGACCTAAAGGGTAAGCCAATAACAAGTGGTACAAGTCCATTCCTAATTGGTTCACAACGCAAGAATGCCCTTGAGAACTACCGCCGCAATGTCTTGGTAAGAAAATTAGATGGCTTAAAAGAAGATGTTAAGGCAGTTCGTACTAACCTTGAAGTGCTTGATGAAGTAATTGCTGAAGTACCAGTTGGTTCCATCGGAAGACAAACTGTATCAAGCATTAAAAAAATTGAGCAGAGCAGAGTAAAGAACGCAGTCAAGAACGATGCGAACTACTGGCAGACTGAGCGCATTGGTCCATTTGCCTATGTAACAAACTGGATAAACCCAAGTGGCGTACTAAAGGAATACCCTGCATATTACGCAACCCTTGGTGGTATTGCTGGTGACCGCTCACATCTTGAATATGCTGCTCGTGTACGTCAGTACGGAAAATACGCTGGCAAGAGTGCTGACGAACAACGTGGACTTTACAGTAACTTTTACTCTCTTCGTGAAAAGACTCAACAACTACAAGCCTTTGACGAACTTGACGAAAAAGTTATTGTTGACGTAATTAAAAAAGAAATTAAAATTCCTAAGAATGCAACTCCAGAGCAAGTAAAAACATTCAACGAACTTGTGCAGATTGTTGCAAGCAAGTCAACGTCTCACCGCAATGCGATGATTACAAAACTTGTTGATGAAAATTACACCATTGACGATGGCTTCGGAAGTGCAGTATACCTAAAGGAACTTGCAAACTTCCAGGATTCAGTTGCACTGCAAATTGCTCAAGAGCGTGGCGCAGGTTCAAAGGTTACGCAAAAAGATATTGAGGCTGCTAAGGCTGAAGTAAAAGCAATCTTTGCAAAGACACCTTCACGTTCACCTCAGGTGCCAGCAGTACACTTTGGTATTGATATCCGTCAATTCTCTAGAGTAGTCCGTGATAACAAGTCATCGCTACAGGCTATGTTTGATGAACTTGTAAGCAACCCACGCTACAGGGAAATGGACCCTAAAGAGATTGTTGCTATATTCTCTGATAAAAAATCTAGAGAAATGCTTTACACCGAGAAGATTGCATCAGCACCAGAAAAAGGTTTGCGAGCGTGGGATACATCTCTTGCTGCTTTAGATACATTCTATACCCAGTACTGGAAGCCAACAACGCTTGCAAGTTTTAAGTATGCAACTCGTAACGTGGGTGACGGATGGCAGCGTGGTATTGCTATCTCACTTGAATACTCACGTGACTATGGTGTGCCAACACGAGAAATCCTAGCCTCTGCTTTTGATTCAGGTCTATGGCAGCGTTACACAGGCAACAAAGAAAAGAAGTTTGAGGCACAGAAGTCAAAGTACTTACTGTACAAGTACCGTGAAGAATTTAAAGACATAGAAGTTGCTGAAAACTCTCGCATTGCCGATGCTTTGTTTAGTACTAGCGACTCAGTATTTTCAACTTTCACTCAGGCTTTAAACTCTGCAGATGATATATCAACCACATACGCTGCAGGTCGTGGACCAGCCGTACCAGTAATGGATGAAATCCGAGAGTTCTCCCAAACATTCGGCTACAGAATTTTAGATTCCCAGAATGTTCCAGGTGGAGTTGACCAGCAACTGCTGTCAAAGTTTGTAACTGGTGACCATGCTGGTGCGTTTGACATCTTAGCCTCGTCCGACCAGCCTTTTGTACTTGATACTCTTGCAGAATTGCAAAAGAGAATTAGAAAAGAACAAGATTCTATTAATGCAATCTTTGACAAGGAAGAGTTCTTTTTCTCTGTACCTAATGGTGCTCAGGTTCAACTTGGATTCATGTACAAAATGCTTCAAAGCATGGACTATGCCATTCAGAACACTGCTAATGCTGCAATTATAAAATCATATGCACGTAATAAGGCTGAAAACTTTGTCAACAAGACAGATATTTTGCGTAGTCTTGAGCGATACGGTGAAGGTGAGTTCCAAGTTACCAAGAGTGGCTTGATGATGGACGATTCATTCGCTGGAATTGTTGGCGATATGATGCGTAAGGAAATTAGTTCCGCAAATACCGTACTTGCTACCGTATTTGGTGCAGACCGTGTGATAATTGGAAACATTCTTAATGGACGTGTACGTCAAGATGTGGTATCTCCGTTCAATGTTGTTCCAAGAGAAAACAATCAGACTGCTGCTACCGTAAATACGGAATGGGCACCTATTGCTGCAGACTATGCTAACCGTCAGATGCGTGATGCAGTAGCAAAGAAGTTAACTGCCCTTGATACTGCAGACCCAGCATCAATCGCACAGGTAACAGCATGGGCTAAGTCAAGTGACCCTGAGGCTGTTAAGTGGCGTGAGTTAATGGCTATTACAATTAGCAATCTTGATAACAAGTACGACATTAACGACCCAATTAGTTACTTAGTACAGAACAATGCTTTGTTCCTAGAGGGAACATTGCCACGTTTTGGTATTGATGGTCGTGTTATTGCTCCACTAGTTGATGATGCAGGTAACTACATATTAACTCGCCGTGGTGAAGTTATTCCTGGAACTGGAATTATTGCTGAAGAGTCAGGTCAATTAATACCTGGCTTACGTGCAAAGGCTGTTGAAGGCAAACTAACTGCCGAAGATATGAATGCCATTCCTGAACGTCAACGTGTCAGTGTTACTGGAAACGTCCTTGAAGAAGAGACTGGTAACCTCTGGGAACGTGGTGTACAGAAACTGTTTGAAATCATTGGAACAAAACCAGAAGATTTGGCTGTAAAGAACCCAATCTACAGAATGATTTACCAAGCAGAGTCCAGAAGAATAGCAACACTGTGGAAAGAATCTGGTCGTAGTGACGATTGGATTAATGCCAACTCAGATAAGTTACGTGAATCAGCACATCGTGCTGCTTACAAGACTGTAATGGAACGTCTATACTCTGTGCAACGCAAGACTGACCCAGCAGAAACACTACGTTTATTCTCTCCATTCTGGATGGCTAAGCAAAACTCAAACCGATTCTGGTTTGGTTATGCCGCTAGAAATCCACAGGCAGTCCCACGTTACTTCCTTATCTGGTCATCTCCATCTCGTGTCTTTGACGTAGAGAACGAAGATGGAAAAGATGTAGAGTTTGTTAATCCATTTGACCCTAAGGGCGCAGCGGTAAAGTTTACTTTGCCTGAGACAGTTGCATCTAAAATGGGCATGACTAAGGGTGACAGAATGTCAGCATCCCTTGGAACATACGACCTAATTAACAATGGTTTCTATCCAATCATGCCAGAGTTCGGTGCACCAGTTTATGACTTTGCAGCAAGTGCCGTATTGCTTGGATTGTCTGGTTCACCAGTTGACCCAGAGCCATTGCTAATTAAGTTTGGTGTAGACCCAAACAAGGTTCGTGATTTGTTTGCTGGTTACGTAAAGACTGGAGCACCAGTATCTGAGCGTGACAAGTTCTTTAACTTCTTGATTAATCCAAACGCATGGATGCGTTCTGTATTAACTGCATCTGAAGATGTACCATTAGCAAATAATGTTACTGGTTTCTTAGACCCAGCAGCAGCAAATCGTTTCGCCGCTGGAGTTAATAAGAACTTTAAGTTCTTGTACGAAGACTTTGCCAATAAGCAAGTTGTTGAAGGTGTAGATTCTGACTACGAATACCTTGACCAAATTGATACTGTTGCTAATTTAACGCAACAGGCTATTGGTCTTACTATTCAAGAGAATATGTGGGAAGCATTCCTATCATTTGTTGGACCTGTTGGTTCCGTAAAGATAGAAAAGTATGCGGATATTAAGGCGAGAGAACTTCGTCAGTACCAAGATATGTATGGTTATGACGAAGGCAAGTACCGCTTTATGATTGATAACACCAAGATTGCTGCCGATGGTTCTGTTGAAAGATACGGTTCTTACACCCTATCTATTGCAGAAGGCAATACACGTGAGACTAATCCATTTGGTGTGATAGCCACTCCACAAACGGTTAAGGCTATTAACAACAACAAAGACTTGTGGACTACGTTGACTCAAGCATCAATGGGTAAAGACGTAACACCAGACAACAAGGTTGTTGGTATGTTGTTTAACATTGGAGATAGAAACAAAGACTTCTCTGAGACAGCAAATGCAAAACTATATCAACTAAATGTCAAGCGTGGAAATGTTAACCGTGAGGCTGAACAACGTGCTATGGCTGTTGATATGGGCTATGATGAATACTTTACCCTGCTGGATAAGTATGAGTCCGAGGCTGAAAGCAACGGCATCATCCCTGGCTCAAAAGAGTTTAAGAATATCTATGGCGAAGACCTAAAGGCTGCAGAAGAAGGATTGGCAAAGCGCAATCCTATCTGGGCTAAGGAAAGTGCAATCTTTGATATGGGTAAGTCAAATCTAAATACCCAGATTATTCTTAAAGCCATGGCTAACGAGAAGTATGTCAACACTATCGTTAAGAATAATCGTGCACTAGAGGCTTTGTATTACTACATGGAATACCGCAAGCCAATGGTTGAAGAACGTCTGAGTATATCAAATAACAAAGATACAAACATTTACAACACTAATGCCTTTGATGACCTTGTTGCCCAAAAGGAAGATTTACTTAATCAGTTGATTGCGTGGGAACCAACATTTGAACCAATAGCAAAGTACTACCTAAAGAGGGACCCACTACTTTCAGATGGCGAACTAGCGAGGATTAAATAATGGTAAAACCAAAAATGGAACCAAAATCAAAACCATCACCTACTCCAACACCCACTCCTACGCCAACACCAACGCCTACACCAACGCAATCAAAAACACCTGGTGGATTTAATTACGTTCCAAATCAAGGTGGTGGCAAAGGTAAGACCAATAGTGGAATTAAGTTTAAAGGTAATGAGTTTGGCACTAGAAAAGAATCAACAGACATTCTTTGGAATGAAGGTACCTATGGTCAAACACTTTCTTACCGCACTATTGGTGATGCCAAGGACTATCTAAGTCCTTCAGTACCTGAGTATTCATTTGTTAAGTCTGCCTATGAATCATGGGGCAAGGCTACCTACGGAAAGAAAACATTAAACTCTTTCTGGGAACAAGTTGTTGAAGATGCTGCAAATGCAAACACAACTCCTTGGAATGTTATTGCTGGTTTCCAACAGCAGATGAATGACCTTCCAACAGGAAGTGCACCAGGACCAAGTGGATATCGCTCTCAGGCTCCACAGTTTATTGGTACATCTCGTGCAGATGCTGACTTCTTTATTGACTCTGCAATCTCAACTACCTTTGGTCGTTCTGCTACACAGCAGGAAAAAGATAACTTTTACAAGAAGTTAATTGCAGGTCAAAAGGCTGCTACCAAGCAAGCAAAGCAAGGTAAGGGTGCTGGATTCTCTGAGGATAAGTTTAAGCAAGATTTCCTTTATGAGACATTAAAGTCAGACCTAGATAGAGACCCAGATTCAAAACTCATGGGTGATGCCTTTGGTATTCAAAGTCAGATTGAACAGTACGCCAATGACATGGGATTAGTTAAAAATATCAAGACAATTAATCGTGATGTTCTTCGTGTCGTAAAGGGAGAAAACTTAAACGATGTGCTTAGTTCCTATAAGGAAGAAGCAATCAATCTATTTAAGCCACTATCGGATAAGTTGCGCAACGATAAGACCCCTAATCTTTTAGAGGGATTAACAGTTAGAGAAGCACTTACTCCATACACAAAATTTATTGAAGGAATGCTAGACAAAACTCCTAACTCAATAAAACTAACTGATGGCATTATGCAGAAGATTATTGGTTCAGATGTACTACCAGACATGGGAACTGTAAATCAAATGGTTCGTCAGATGAGTGAGTTTAATAGTACAACTACAGCAAAGAGAGAAGCAGCAGACCTTGGTTTGTCTTTCGTTAGAGCGTTTAGAGGTAACATTTAATGGCTGATGAATTAGCAGGTTACAATTACAACATTGATGTTTTCAAGGCTTACTTATCTTTACTGAACTTTGATGTTAATGCACAAGAAAATCAAGGATGGATTCAGGAACTATTCAATGTTTCTAAACCACAAGTTGATGCTGGCATTGATGCTGCAGTAGTTCCAGATTTAGTTCTTAAGTCAGATAAAGCACCAGCGCAATTTCAGCAAAGATTTTCTGCCATGCTTAAGGCTAATCAAGATGCTATTGCAAGTGGCATAGAGGCACCGTTTGTTTCAATATCAGACTACATTACTACAGAAAATGAATATCGGTCCAAATTACTTGCTGTGCCAGAATTTAAAAAGTATGCAAAGACTGACAGCATTAAGAAGTTTATTGAAAATGGAAACTCAATAGTTGAAGTTGAAGATAGAATCAATAATGCCTTGTTTGCTGTAAAAGGTGCAGATGCTGGACTTAAAGAACAGATTAAGAAGTTCTTCCCTGCTGCAACTGACGAAGATTTGGCTGATGCCTTACTCACTGGAACAACCGATGCACTATCACAGAAGCAAAAATTTGGTCAGGCTGAAATTCTAACTGAAGCAGCAACTGCTGGCATAAGCCTAGCC